CATCATCTCAGCACATTGGTGAGGTTGGGCAACGTATCGAAATGACTCTGCAAGTCAGAAAGATCATCGCCATCGATGGCTATTACGGGACAGTCAACATCAACATTTGTCGATGCGGTTCTGATGTTGTGATCTACAAAGGCTCAAATCGCTTAGACGTTTTTGGCGATGGTCACAATGTAACTGTCAAAGCTACCATCAAAGCCCATGAAGTTCGCGAAGGTATAAACCAAACCATCATTAGCAGGCCTACAGTGCAATGAGCGATCTTTTTAACTTCTCAACTCGCCGTGTCGGCGGCCTTCGGTTCGTTAAAATTGGCCGCCTCTGTTTTTCGTTTTGTATAACCCGCAACTATACCGCACTTTAAGGGTGGAAATATGAAAACGCCTTCTGCAACTTGGGAAGCTATATATAAGCATGATCGGCGCAAGCATCGCCATCGCTGCAATCATTGTAATCGTATTATTAACGCGGGCGAAAATGTACTAATGGCCCGCAAAACTAGGGGAACTGTAGCGATGCACATAGAGTGCGCCGATACTTATTGCCCTTCGATTGGAATGACTAACCGAGAAAAAATGCATATTTGGGGCCGCGAGGCTCTTAAAAAACAAGGTTGGCACATTCCAGAATTAGAAACTCATAATTACAGATAAGGAGCAACTCGCATGAATGACATTATTATTAACGATCACATCTTAAACGAATACGCCAAAAGCTGCGCCGAGGACATTATCCGAGAGATAAAAGAGCATGGCGGCTACGCTCAAGACTTAGCCCACGAACACGCCGACGGCAGCGAGTGGGTCATCTATTACGCCCGCGCCCACGCACTCTGTCAGAACTGTGACACGTCGAACGGCGAGGATTTCGTTTCCGATTGCGGCGAGCCTGAAGGCGGTTGGTCATATGACGGCATAGCCTGCGCCATTGCTTATGGCGAGCTACACACCCGCATCTTGTGGGCCTTGGAACAATTAGCCGATCAAGAGGAAGCCGCGTAATGACTTGCCAAGCCGCTCTATCCCATGCGCTGTTTTTATCCATTACAGCGCCAAGCGATGAACAATCGCAGCAAGCCTTGCAACTAGCGATTAACCTCGCCGATCAATTAACTGAGGCGCAAGTCGAAGCCGCAAAAACTAACGCAATGCAACTAGTCGAAAACATGGAGGCCGCGTAATGACTAAAACATTAGATATTTTATCTGAGCAAGTATGGGAACACCCCGGCGATTATGCGGGACATAACCCAGTCGGCGATTATGTTATTTATGCACGCAATCGTGAAAGCTCCATAATGGAAGACGTCAATTACAATCTAATTTGCGCGGAATTAGGCGCGTTAGATGATGATTTTAGCGCCCCTGTTTACACGTTCCGCGCGGGTCATTGGGCCGTTGGTTGGATTGAATATGTAATCGTTAAGAATGACGCGCCTGAGAAGACATTAGAAAATGCCGCAGAAATACTGAGCGCTTTATCTGATTACCCGATTTTAAATGATGAAGCATATTCTGACGCTCAATGTGAAGCCATCACTAGTTATTGGGAACGCGAAAACGTAAGGGACCGGGTTCAATGGTGTTGTGAGGCGGGCGAAAGCATATTTGCCGCGCGCCGTGATTGTCCATCCGATGCTGTTTTTGACCATTTAATGCAAGGGGAAATATTCCAATGAAACGCAACCCACTCATTATCATCGCCGAATTTCTAACGATTGCGGCGTTCTTCGCCGGATGCTTCGCCTTGCTGGCACTAGCGCCCGAGTTAAACCAAACAATAATTGAACTAAAGGGGAATTGATCCGATGAATAAAACACAACGCGAAAATCTGTTTTTGATATACAAGGAAGGCGGGGTAGTCTTCGCGTCCGATTGGGTGAATGGTTCCGGGCGCTTCATAACTAAGCGCGCCATTCCCCCTTATTGTGAGCGAATAGAGCGACGTGACGCCCGAAAATATCCGAAGCGCATTTGGTCTATTTTTGAGGAAAGGCCGCGCGTCCAAGCTGTTGTCGCCATCGTCAATATGAGGGCGGCGAATAAAGAGTTCGCTTAATTAAAAGGGGGCAATTAGCCCCCTTCTTTTTGCGCCTCTTTCCCCTCAGGGGTAGGCCACACGAACCCTTTATCTGTCACGACTAGGCCGCGCTTTTGTAGTGCATTACGCGCTGCAGAACGCGCTTGAGCCGTTTCATCAGGCGCATCGCGCTTGTGGGCGTCGTGCCATGCCGTCGAGAGTACCTTCTGAGCCTGTGCATCTATGATTGTATTCGTTAAAATCCGCAACGCGTGGTACTGCGAAGGCGTGAGCTTAATCTTGGTCTTACCTTCTACCTCGACACGCTCCAAGACTATCGACGTTTCACCTATAAGCGCCCGTTGCACCATACGAAATCGCAGCGGCTCAATTTGTTCGGCGTCTTTTTGCTTTTCTACTTCGCATGTTAGCAGGCCGTACTCTTGCGATAACTTAAGGACACTATCTGAGGCCCCCGTTAAAGACGATGAGCCCCTCATACCGCGCGCCAAGTCCTTGCCCGCGTGGTGGATGCCTAGCAGGGCCCCGCCTGTATGCCTTTTAACAGCATCGCACGCGGCCACAAATAGTCCCATGCTATCTGCGCTATTTTCTTCATGCCCTAATAAAGCACGCGCTACTGTATCCACTACCACAAGCGAAAAGTTTTCGCCTATCGCGTCTATGGTTTGCAATAAGCGCTCTATATCGCCGTCATTAGCGAAGGCTACGCTTGCGGGTAGGATATATAGCGGCGCATCCTCGCGCCATCCCCTCGCATATCTGAGGGCCTTCACGCGCTTCCCCAAACCTGCTGCCCCTTCCCCCGCTATGAACAAAACACGGCCTTGTGTCGTGGGTAGCCCGTGGAATGGAACGCCGCGCGCTATGGATAGCGCCAAGTCTAACGCGAAAAACGTCTTACCCACTCCGGGTGGGGCGTACAAAATGCCCAATCCTTGCCGAGTTAATAGGTTTTCTACTGCCCACTCTACGGGTGGCAATGCCATCAAATCTGATAGGCTCAAAATGGGGAACAAATCGGGAAAATCCGATTTTTGGCCTTGAAGCCCCTCACCCGCCAGAGGCGTTTCATCATTTTGTTGGGACAAAACTCCGTTGGCTTCAGAAAAATCCTTCCCATTTTCCTGTGAAATTATTTCTGGTGCCTTCTCGATTTTAGGTGAAACCTTAACTGCCTGTTTAAACGCGCTTAAATCTCTACCCGAATTGAACCAATCAACGACATCACCTTTTGGTGGTAGCCCTTGTAGTTCAACGCGCTTTATCTCGGCAGCTACACCCCATAGCTTTTGGATCACCACATCAGCGTGACGTTTACCCGGCTCATCATTATCAGGCAGCACGATCACGCGCCTACCTTCAAAGAATTTATTCAACGGATCGCGCCACTTGCCTGCGCCACCATGTGAGGTTGTGGCGACGAGGCCGTGTCGCGCTAATGTATCCGCACACTTCTCGCCTTCGACGATAAAGATTGGCGCTTCTGGATTCTTAATAATGTCGGGCAGGCGGTATGGTAGCGGTTCAATGCCGTCCATATTATAGACCCAACTCTCGCCCGCTGGTTGCCTTTGCTGAAACCTACGCGGCTCAAATCTGAGAACTTGATATCGTAGCTCTCCGTTCTCGTCATAGTAGCTGTAGGCTTTGCTAAGAAACTCTCGTGGACGTAGCTTCTCAACTTGTTGCGACGAGATACCGAACTTGCGTTGCAGGACGGAACCAATCCCACCGAGCGTTGCACCCTCTTCTCGTTTGACAAGATCAATTACTCCCCCACCTTCACCACCGTTCGTTTCAAAATCGTACCAAGTACCCTTGCGAAGATCGACGGACTTACTCCCATGCGTCCCCCATCTCAGCTCGTGTCCTCGTTTTGCAGTTGGCTCACCCCAGTAGGTTGTTGCCACCTGTTGCATATATGCACCAATATTGTCTGTCATGCGTCACCCTAGTGCTTACAAATTTGGGCGGGCAGCGTAGTGCCACCCGCCCTTGATTGTCAAAACAAATCGTCGTCATCGCTTGATGCGGCGACAGGTTCTGGCTTGGCTGGTGCATCACCATCCATTGCTTCGGGTCTATCTACCCACCCCGAAATACTCCACGATGGAACGCGATAGGTAGACTTCGATCCATCAGGAGTTGTGATGGATATCTTCTCGATTGACGTAATCGCAATCACTGGAACCTTACCTTCGTTCGCGCTACGCTCTGCCTCAAATGCAGTGTGTAGCTCGTCCATCTTACGCAACACAGTCTTAGCTGAGTGAGAGAACTCACGCAGACCAAGCTCTTTATTGTAGATGCGTAAACGGAAAGCGTTCTTATGGTCAGCGGTAGGACGGGCTGGCATTTCGCCACCAATCTTAACCATGTGGAAGTCAGGCGCACCGCCTGCGAAGGACAACCAACCGACTTCAATGTTATCGAAGTCTGCGATGAACTTGACAGGAATATCCATGTCATTCTCGTCGCGTGTCCACGCACCACCTGCGTCCTGATACCGATCCACTTTGACCATCGCACCAGACTTAGCATCCCACTTCACGATAGGTAGGATATCACCTGATGCTTTAGCTTCCGTTTGAAAACCTAATGCCATTCTTTACTTTCCTTACGTTGAATTACGCTCACACCATTGTGAACGCTTCGATTGGGAAGTGAGCGACAGGTTCAACATCATCTGCGTCTCCTCTGTCATACCTACCTCCCATGCGTACCTCAAACGGTGATGCAAAATCGCACCAATATAATCCGTCGAGATACTGCACTAGCAGAATAGAGCGTGTGCCACTCACGTCTGCTAATTGCCTCGCAGCCAAGACCTTACCCAGCGATATCAGTAGCGTTGGGTAACGGTCATGGTTATTTCTTCGTGCTTTGATTTCTGCCCAGCCTTTTAATTTACCGTTCTTGAACATGGCAAAATCTAGGCGATAAGACATAGGCAGCTTGTAAAGCTGTATTCCTTTCCTCTCCATTTGTGCAGCGACCTTACGCTCGACAGTTAAGTCGGCTGGTCTTTCGTATCTTGGACGCACATTAACTCTCTTGCTATATAGCAGAAGGTTTCAAAATCTACCTCTACCGTTTTAATCCATCCGATGTTTTCGGTTTTATCAAACATCAAACCGATGGTGCTTAACGCTAAGACGCAACGAATAGGTGCGCGATCATACTTATAGATAAGCACTGGCTGTAGATTAGCGCGTGACGCAGCAAAGCACGTCTGACCCCACCACTCTGGCTTGTGTCCATTACCACTCGCATACCGCTTGCACTCAATAGCGAACGGCCATTCATCACACTCAATAGGACGCAGATCACAGAGTTGTGATTGCCTGTACTGCTCAATGTCTCTTTGAAATTTTATTCCAATTTCATCGAACAGCATCCCAGCAATCTTGCGCTCAAACGCAGCGCCCTTTTGCCTGCCGTTAATCACCGTCTTGCTGCGCTAATCATTCTATCAACACTGGTGCGGCTCTCTTCTTCGTGAACCGCAGCCGCCAATGCAGTGTAAATTATTTCATCAGCCAGAGCCGACATGCTACGGTGTGCGCTCTTCTCTACAGCATCGCGCAACATCTCGTGCGTCTCAACTCTAAGTCGCAACATACATGGTTTGTATTCGCTCATAAAAATTTTCTTCCGTTTGCTATTGCGGGTTATGCTTTCAATGTTATATAAACCTGATAGCACATAAATACAACGGGGATAAATAATGTTCAAGCATGAAAAGTATGTACTGTATCTGCGCGTATCGACGGACAAGCAAGGCCGTAGTCAGCTTGGCCTTGAGGCCCAGCAGACAATGGCCTCTCTGTATATGGATAGAGTGATCGCTACATATACAGAAGTTGAGAGTGGTAAAATTGATGATCGTCCTGAGTTAGCTAAAGCGTTAGCACACTGCCAACGTGAGGACGCTGCAATCTTAATCGCCAAGCTCGATAGGTTGTCTCGTTCTGCTTCATTCTTATTCACGCTGCGTGATAGTGGTGTGGAGATTGAGGCTGCTGACATGCCGGGTATGGGTACATTAGAATTTGGTATTCGTGCTGTGTTCGCGCAGCATGAACGCGAAGAGATTAGCCGACGCACCAAGGCAGCACTCGCTGAGAAGAAAGCGCGTGGTGTTAAGCTCGGATCACCTACACCCCATCGTGGTGGAGCTAAGACTGCGGCCACGATCAAGAATAAGATGCAGAAAATTTGTGAGAAGGCATTGCCTGTTGCACAGAAACTGCGCTCTCATGGCGAAAGCTATCGTGCTATCGCTTTAACCTTGAACGAAACTGGAATACCTGCCTTCGGAAAACAATGGCATGACACAGGCGTTCGCAATATGTTGGAGAACTATTCGTAATGGTTGGTAAACTTACACCAGATGATATCGCTACCGCGTCTACACTGCCCTCGATCATGGGGTTCTCTCGGTACAAGACGCAGAATGAAGCACTCGCTGATGCTATCGCAGCGATGGAAGGAACCAAGGAAGATACTTGGACAGGCAATGAAGCAACTCGTTGGGGTGATAGGCTTGAGCCTGTCATCATCGCCGAGGCAGCGAAAAGATTGAACACCAGCAATCTATGTCTTGAGTTTCCTACAGCATTTTTTCATAACACTCTGCCGTTGGCTTGCTCATTAGACGGTACAGCAGAAGGCACTGATAGTATCTCGACTAACTATGATGCAGGTATCTATTGCATTAACCGTCCAGTAATAGATTTATCTGGTACTGGTATTATTGAGTCCAAGCTGACGAGTGCTATGCCAGAGGATCGACCACCACCCTTTCGTGGACCGTGGCAACTACAAGCACAGATGATGTGTACTGGACACAAGTGGGGCTGTATCGCCACGCTTTACCGTGGCATTGAGCTTCGACTGTTTGTTTATGCTGAAGATTTAGAGATGCAAGGTGTGATTGGTGAAGCTGTATTAGAGTTTGAGAAGCGTAAGAAGGAACGTGACTGGTATCCATCAGCCTCAAGTAATGATGCTAACACCGCTTACTCTAAAGTGGATGATGGTCTGCCAGATGTAGACTTAGCTAAGTCTTTGGATGGTCAGAAAGCTCTCACTGATTTAGTTGAAGCCAAGGCTGCGAAGGCTGCGGCAGAAGCTAGGATTGATGACGCGGAAGCTACAATAAAAGACATCATGGGTAGCCATGAGAACGCCATAGGTCTGGTAGGTAATACTAAGTATGGTATAAAGTGGGGTATGCGAAACTACAAAGCGACGCCGGAGAAAGTTACTCCAGCAAAGCCAGCCCGTAGTATTCGTTCATCCTCTCTAACTTTGAAGGCCATTGATTGATGGAAACTAGGTATCCGGGTACGAAGCTGCCAGACGTTATCAGCGCGTATCAAAAGGGTGATAGAACTACTGAAGTATATCGCGTCGGTAGTTCATATGGCATCCGATACACCGAAGGCGATAAGCATTGGAATGGTTTCTATGCTACTCACCTTGATGACGTTGAAGCATTGGCTGAGAATTGGGTGCTCAAGAACCCCATCAGGATTTAAGGGCTAACTCTAGTGCTGTCTTCCAGCTATCCTCTTCGATAGTTGGAGACAGCATTTTTGATGCTGCTGTGCGTCGAGTAACTTGTTTAGAAATAATTTCTATTGGAAAGAAAATAATCTTTCTCATGTCTAGTGCGACGCAAGCTACAACATCGCAATCTTCTATGGTCAGTGTTCGCTTTGGATTACTTTTACTTGTCTGCCATTGATACGACCAAACATCATTTTTTTTCATCGTGGATTTTACTTGAAGCCTCAAGATGTCTTGGTTTCTTACAGCAATAATATCCATTCCTTCCGCGTCAATGATTGAAGGACTCCAACCGAAGGTGAATAGAACACTACAGGTTAGATGTTCGCCTGCGCTTCCTATGTGCTTTGCACTAAGCAAGAGCCTCTAATCGAGCAGCATGACGCTCAGTTCTATTAGTGGTTTGTTGGTACAGCTTACTATCTCTGAGTTGTGCAGCAGCTTCCTTCCAATCACGATCTTGAATAGCAGCGTGGTGCTTTACAAACTTTTGATAGCGGTTCAACCCTAACTGAAAAGCTAAAGACACGATGGTTACTTGAGCATCCTCTGGTAGATTATCAAAGTCACGTTGTAACCATCTCGCATCTTGTAGCGCTACGGATACATCCTTCTGAAATAACTCGTGGACGCGCTCCTCACTGACAGGACACCCCAATGGCCAATCATATTCCGGGTCAGACTCAGTTACCAAGAG